CCCCCCCATCATACTTTCTTGATATGTTTTCAGACATCGGCGGTTTTGCGCTTGCCGCTTATAATTCCGGTTTGCGTTTTAACGCGCATTATTTTTCAGAAATTGATGAATACGCCGTTAAGGTTTATAAAAAAAGATTTCCTGATGCCATAGCATTGGGGGATATTAGGGAGATTGAGTATGAAAAATTGCCGAAAGGAAACTGGCTTGTTACAGGGGGTTTCCCCTGCCAGCCTCACAGCCTCTGCGGAGACAGGAAAGGCGGTGCAGACGAGCGCAATTTATGGTTTGCGTGTGCAGAAGCTATTAGCAAAATTCGACCGAAAATCGCATTGTTTGAAAATGTTCCTGGATTACTTAGTAGCAATGGAGGGTATTTCTTTAACAAGGTATTGTCTGACATTTCCGCGCGCGGGTATGATGCGGAATGGCAGATTATATCAGCTAACGATGTCGGCGCGCCCCATTTGCGGAAAAGAATATGGATTGTTGCCTACCCTAACGGCGGCGGATTACATGAAATTGAAGTTCAAGAAAAAATCACTAAAAGCGCATTGGCAGAAACTGATGTTAATGAAAGCGTTTACAACGAATTCATTAGTAACGCATTTTGTAGTAAAGATGGACTGCTATCCAACGGCTATATTGTTGGAGAAAATGATGGGCTATCCGAAGAACTGGACAGATTTAAATGCCTCGGCAACGCCATTGTCCCTCAGTGCGCGGAAAGAATAATGAGGCTTCCGGCGTTTGGTTTATGGAGGGAAGCCGATTAAATGATAAGCGTATTTTTTGACGGCGACAGGCTAAATGTGAGGCTTAACGGCAGAATATATAAACGGGTGCTTAAAATAGCGCAGGCGGCGGCTTATTTTGAATATCTGCAAGATGTCGGAATAATGTCGCTGCCTCCTACAAAAAGAATAGCGGGTATTTTGCATAATATGGGATTAGGCTTTGACGACAGCGCGAAAGTATTTTTAAGCAAAACCGCTCCCGTAAAAATAGAGAACGGCATAGATTTTTCATTATTAAAACCGCTTGAATTAATGCCGTATCAAGAACAGGGGGTTTCATGGATACTAAATTCTAAAATTAATTTTTTGCTCGGCGATGAAATGGGATTAGGGAAAACAGTGCAGATAGCGGCGTATCTATTTTATAAACAGGCATTCCCGACGCTGATAATATGCCCTGCTTCATTAAAATTAAATTGGGAAAAAGAAATAAATGCATGGGCAAAAAAGAAATGTTTAGTGTTAGAAGGGCTGGTTCCGTACTCTATAGAGGGGCTGTTAAATGAATTTCCTGTTGTGATTATTAATTATGACATATTAGGCAGGAAAGACAAATTAGAAGTTGAATACGAAGAAAAAAGAATTAAAGAGGCAAAGAAAAATAAACAGCCGTACAGAAAAAAAATAATACATCCGATGGGCTGGGTAGATATATTAAAGCGGATACCGTTTAAAGATATAATTTGCGATGAATGCCAGTTTATCGGAGAAATGGGAATTGCCCGAAGCCAAAGCGTGATTGATATTTGCAAAGAAGCAAAGGGCGCGAGGAGGATATTTTTATCGGGAACGCCGTATTTTTCGGCAGTGAGGCAGTTTTTTTCTGTTTTGAATTTAATTGACGGCATAACGTTTAATAATAGATGGCGTTATTTAATGACATACTGCGATCCTGTTAAAACTCCGTTCGGCTGGGAGTTTAGGGGATTGAGCAACGGAGATCAGCTTCACAATTTAGTTAGTAGAATTATGCTGCGAAGGTTAAAAAAAGAAGTATTAAAAGAACTGCCTGAAAAAATAAAATCAATAGTGCCTATGAAACTAAATAAAAATCAGCATAAAGAGTATTTAGTAACAGAAAATAGAATGTTAAAAGGCAAAATAGCAAATGAAAAACAAACATATCAAGAGCTGAGGCGAATGGCGTATTATATAAAAATAGACGGCTGCATTCAGTGGATTAAGGATTATTTAGAAGTAAATAATAAATTAGTTGTTTTTTGTTATCATAGGGCAAGTTTCGAGAGATTAATGAAAGAGTTTGACGGGATATGTGTCGGCATTAACGGAGATGTTCCGCCGAATAAAAGACAGGCGATTGTCGATAGATTTCAAAAAGACAAGAAAATTAAATTATTTAACGGGCAGATAAGAGCCGCAGGCAGCGGCATAACGCTGACAGCGGCGAGCGCGGTTGCGTTTGTAGAGTTCGGCGATACGGCTGTGGAGCATGAACAGGCAGAGGATAGAATACATAGAATTAGTCAAGAGGCGGATAAGGTTATTGCATATTATTTAATAGCGCAGAATACAGTTGATGAAGACATTATTGAAAATATAAAAATCGGCTATGCAAATCAGAAACAGGTATTAGACGGCGAGGCGGACGCGCAGTTTATAGCGGATAGTCCTGAAGAGTTTGCCAGAGGCGTATTAACGTCAAGGAAGGGTAAAATTAAATCTCTATAATAATGTATAGAGGGGCGCAAGTTTGGGTTATCAATTTAGAGAGGTAGGCGAAAAAAAAGGCAGGCATTATTTTTTAATATGCGATGCCTGCGGACTTGCCGTTGATGTTGTGAATAGTTACGGCGCAAGCAGATATGAAGAAGATAATAGATGGCATAAGGTATTTAATGATATTTACAGCAGTTTCAATAAGAGCGAGCGAGTTAAAGAATTTTGCAATTCATGCGCTCAGGCGCTTGGATATATTAATGAAAAGGGAGAAAAATTAAATGAATGTCAAGAGAACGGAATTATTGAAAGCACTGAAGCAGTGCCTGCCGGGAATTGAAAACGGAAAATCTGTTATAGAAGGCGCGGATTTATTTGTCTTTAGCAAGGGATTTGTATATTCCTATAACGATATAATTTCCGTATCCGTTCCTGTAAAATCAGAGGGGTTGTTGGAAGAAGGCATCGAGGGAGCGGTAAGGGCGGAAGAGTTTCACGGCGTAATAAACAAATTCAGCGGAGACATGATCGAGTTTGCGGTCGAAAAGGAAAAATGGATTTTGAAGTCAGGGAAAGCGAAGGCGGAATTGGTTTTAATGGCGGGCGATTTTTTAGAGCGGTTTGAAAATATCGCGCCTGAAAAGAAAAAATGGCTGGAAATATCCCCTGAATTTACTCAGGGTCTCGGCATTTGCAAAATGACGAATAATAAGAGCGCACTTTCAGGTATTTACATTACTCCAAAAAATATCACTTCATCGGACGGTTTTCAGATTAATCATTATAAATATGAAGGCGCGGAATTTGAGAACTTTTGGATTTCCGATGAGTCCGCAGGGGAATTGCTGAAAGTTGGGATATTGACGCATATGCAGTTAAAAGACGCATGGGTGCATTTTAAAACTGCCGATAATACGGTATTTTCCGTTAAGACTTTGCAGGCGGAAAAATGGCCGTATGAAAAAATAATGGCTGTATTAGACGGGCATAAAAAAACAAAAACATCTATTTCTGCAACATTTCCTAAAGAGCTGTTTGACGCGGTTGACAGAGCGGCTAATTTTTATCTCGATATATCAGACAGCAGGGCGGTTCGATTGTTAATATCGCCGAAGCGCATATTAGTCTCAGCGGAAAGGGCGACGGGAAAATTTGAGGAAAAAGTGGCATGGAAAGATGAATGTCCGCAATTCGACGCGGTTGAACTGTACGTCGATACGGGCATGATCTTATTTGCGGTGCGGCGGTCGCTGTCATTTTATATTCACAAAGTCGAAGGCGACGCTCCGAGAATGATTTTCACAACGGAAAATTCAATTCATTTGATGGCAACATTGCTAGTAGATGACGCAGAAAAACCGAAGGCGGAAGAAGAGCCTGCAAAAGCAAAAACGGGGAAAGAAACTGCAAAACCAAAAAAAGGAAAGCCGAATGTTCCTGCAATGTATGAAGATGAACCTGAAGAAGAAGAGCAGGAAGCGAATGAAGATGATGAAGACGATCCTGATGTGGGGGATAATGAAGTGAATGAAGACGACGATTAGCCGTCTTACGCCCTGCGGTAGATTGCTCTGTCAATCGGAAAGGAATAGAAAATGTGCAAAAAGTGCCGCAGGGCTTTTATTTTTAATCAAGGGAGGAAATAATGAGTTTATCTGCTGATAATGTAAGGGAGAGATTTGATAATAACGTTGATTATATAATAAAATGCTATAATCAGGCATTGCAAAATGCAGGTGAAGTTACTCCGACATTTTCTAAAGATAATCTAATTGCAGTTTATCAAGCGGCGGCAAGTTTAACTATTGCGGAAACTATTGAAGAGCGCATTAGGAAAAATATTTAATGGCTAAAATAGGATTTTTAGACGATATTGATTTGCAGATAATTCGCGGAGATGAAGGAAAATCAAAAAGCAAAAAAGCAAAGCAGAAAACATTTACCTGTGCAGACTGCGGATTGAATATGCAGTGCCAGACCCCTAAATTTCCTGTTTGGGGGAACGGCGGTAAAAAAATATTGATTGTTTTAGATGCGCCGTCCGCCAAAGAAGATGAATTATCGGAACCGTTTTCAGGCGCTGCCGGCAGTCTAGTTAAAGAATTGCTAAAAGACAGATTAGGAATATCAATTAAAAAAGACTGCTGGGTTAGTTACGGCGTTAGGTGCTGCAGTAAAGGGAAAATAAAAGCATTGAACGTTGATGCTTGCAGAAAATACCTGCATGAGGATATAAATGAATTAAAACCGAGCGCAATAATCCCGTTCGGCTATTGGGCGACAATGGCAGTCAGTGGAGATATTCTAACAAGCAAAAGCAAAGGAAAAACTTCAGATGATTGGACGGGATTTGAAATACCGGATCAAAGATTTTTGACATGGATTGTTCCTACATGGGATATTTTTCAATTAAACATAGATAATAATAAACCTGATGCCGTGAAAATAATGCAAATGGTTAGTCATTTTAAAAGCGCGTTAAAACTGTTAAATGTTTCCGTTAATAAAATAGATTATGAGAAAAGAGTAAAAAAGTTAGAAAAGGATGTCGAAATAATAAAATTATTGTCTGCTTTAAATGATAAGGCAAAACAAGGAAAATTAGTTTTATCTCTTGATTACGAAACAACAGGGAAAAAACCGCATAGGGAAGGGCATGAAATAATATCCATCGCGCTTTCAGACGGCGGCAGGGCATGGGCATTTAATTATGATAAAACGGATAACGCAGTTACAATTTTATTCAGGCAGTTATTAAGATCAAAAAATATGTATTGGCGCGTTCATAACGTTCAATTTGAATGGCTATGGTCATATGCTTTTTTCGGCGTGTATCCGGTTAATCTTGATCAGGATACAATTTTAGGGCTTCATGTTTTAAACAGCGGAAAGAGAAAAGGGCTGAAACCGAATGTCTACTGTCTTTTCGGCGTTGCTGGATACGATGACGCGGCGGAGGAATATATATCGGCTCCGCCTGCGGAAGAAAAACTTCATGGCGCAAATGCTTTTAATTTAATGAAGCAAATGGCAAATGAAGATAATTTATTATATAACGGATTAGACGCGCTGTTTACGTATTTAATTGCTGAATACGTCAATGATAATTTGAGAAAGGAAAATTGGATCGGTTATAAGTTTTTAATGGAAAGCGCGGTTAATTTATGCAAAGCGCAGGAGAACGGGATACGGGTTGATACGGACGGCGTTGCAAATTCAAAAGAAAAGCTGACAAGAGAATTAGCCGTGCTTGAAAAGCAAATACAAAAAATGGCGGTGAGGTCGGGGTGGGAAAAAGGAAGGCAGTTTCGCCCTTCTGCGTCCGAAGACATATCAACGTTGTTGTTTGACATTATGGGGTATTCGAGTTCAAAAAATACGCCTACCGGAAAACCGTCAACAGAAAAGGAAGCGTTAGAAAAAATAAAAGACCCTATTATATCTCTGATCCTTGAGTGGAAAAAATTGCAAAAATTAAGGGATACTTATTTGAACGGTGTAGTCGTTGAGGTTGTTGATGGGTTAATGCGCCCGTTTTTTAACTTGTATACGGTTGTAACGTTTCGATCATCATCAAATAGTTTTAATTTTCAAAATATTCCGAAAAGGGATAAGTTCAGCAATAAAATAATAAGGGAGCTGTTATTTCCTCACAGAGGGCAGAAATTAAATGAGTATGATTATAAGGGAATTGAGGTAGTCGTCGCCGCCTGTTATTGCAAAGATAAAAACTTAATAAAATACGTTTCAGATAAATCAACGGATATGCATAGGGATACAGGCATTGAATTATTTATGTATGAGGATAATCCGCAGGATTTTTTAAAAGCGGACAGACAGGTAGCTAAAGGCGGATTTGTGTTTGCGCAATTTTATGGAGATTACTATTTGAATTGCGCGGCGCATTTATGGGAAAACTGTACAAATGAAGCAAAAGAAAATTTACGGAAACACGGCATAAAAAAGTTAGGCGAAATAAACCCAAAAACAAGACAGCCGTATCCGAATACTTTTCTTGAACACGTTATGCTTATTGAGAGGTCATTTTGGAACGACAGGTTTCCTGAATACGCGCAATGGAAAAAAGATACATATAAGTTTTATTTAAAACACGGTTATATAGACAGTCTAACGGGTTTTCGTTATTACGGACCGATGTCAAAAAATGAAGCGTTAAATCGGTGCATTCAAGGGTCAGCGCATCATGTTTTGCTTAGGACGTTTAATAAAATAACAAACGTAATTGAAGAAAAGAAACTAAAATCGAAAATAATCGGGCAGATACATGACAGCATGCTTCCCAGCGTCGAGCCGAGCGAAGAGAATTATTTAGATAAAACGATATGGTATTACGGAACGCAGGAGATATACGATGATTTTAAGTGGCTTATTGTTCCGATTGAAATAGAAAAATCAGGGGGCAGAATTGATATGCCGTGGTCTGAAATGCAGGAAATAGGCTTGCTGGGCATAAACGGAAAAATAGCGGAAAAATAAATCTATAATAATATATAAGGAGCGTAAAAAATGATTTTTGAGAATACGGGAACTACTAGACGGTTTTTTTTTTGATATGCAGTTTCTTGAAAAGGCAAGAGTAACAAATGACCCTACAAGGTATTGTATGAACGGGATAAATGTCGAGCGCAACGACGGCGGAGTATTTTTGATAGCAACAAATGGAAGGTTTATGAATTTTGTGGAATATGAGGAAAATAACGCTCCCGAATTGAGCGAAGGTTTTCATATAATAAGAAAATGCGCAAAGGATATGATAATTCTTGAAAAAGATGAAAGTGGGGTTTCATTTCCGAGATGGCGCAATGTTATTCCTAAAGAGAATATTTTAGCAGTCGATGATGTCTTTGTGAATGATGGAAAGAAAGAGAATGATTGCTCATTTTATGAATTTATTTACATACTGAATAATCTAGGCAGCTGCATTAATCATAAATATCTTGAACCGCTTGCTGCTCTGAATGTATCATGGGATATTTATTTAAATCCGTATAAAATCAATTCCGCAGTTATGCTAAAGAACCGCAGTAGGCACATTTTAAGTCCGGGCAAATATACAACGGTTGTTATGCCGTTAGCGCATAAATGCAGTGCAGGCATTTCTAATGCTTTGTCATTGCTCGATAAAACGCTTCAATCAGTCAAGGAGGATAAAGAAAGTGTTTTATTTGCGGATACAATTCATAGAAAAGCAAAACCGCTTTTTGAAATATAGGAGATAAAATGATTAGCGAAAAGAAAATGGAACTTTACAGGAAATACAGACCGACAAAATTTGATGAAATTGTCGGCAATGAAATGGCGGTTAAAACAATTAAACAGGAATTGAAACACGGCTCTCGCGTTTTTTTAATGACGGGTCCGGCAGGGACTGGAAAAACTACTTTGGCTAGGATTATGGCGGCTTATTTGAAAGCGGGACCGATGTCGGTGCATGAGATAAACTCCGCAGAAAACAGGGGGATAGACAGCGCAAGGGAGATAATGGAGCAGATGCGCTATAACCCTTCTGACGGTGAGAGCATGGTGTACATTCTCGATGAGTTTCATCAGCAGACAAGGCAGGCGCAGGAGGCGTTTTTGAAACCGCTTGAAGATACTCCCAGCCATGTTTATTTTTTTATCTGCACTACAAATCCTGAAAAATTAATTGCTCCGTTAAAAAGCAGATGTTCTTTGATAAATATGAAACCGCTTAATCCTGAAGAAATGGAATGTTTAATCAGCAGAACGGCGGAAGCGGAAAAAGTAGAAATATCTGAGAACGTTATCGGCAGAATTGTCGAAATTGCAAACGGCGGAAGCAGAAAGGCGCTGAAACTGCTGGGGAAGGTTCTTTATCTCGATAACGATAAAGAAAGAATGAAGGCGTTAAAAGATGCCGGGAGTGAAGACGAAGCAAAAGAAACTATTGATTTTTGCCGCGCTTTGTATTCAGGCAAGGGCTGGGGGACAATTAAGGATTTGCTTCAAAAAATGGATTTAACGGAGCCTGAAAGCATACGTTACGCCGTTTTAGGATACGGCAACGCAATTTTGATGAAGGGCATGAACCCTGCGGCATTGAGGGTCATGGAAGCGTTTTCTTTAGATACGTATACAACCGGAAAATTCGGCTTGACCATTATGGCGGCGGACGCAGTGTTCAATAATTAAGCCTTTTTGATTTTTAAAGCGGTTTTATTTTTGTCTATAATAATAAGTAGGAGATACGAAATGAAAAATAAAGAGTTGGATTTTGAAAATGATTTGAGCATTGACAAGTACAAACTCGATCAAGAGTGCGTTACGCATTCGCAGCTGTACTACCGTTATTCTGAGATGGCGGCTAACGCGAAGAATCAAGCAGGCGTATTGTCGGATAACCTCAAGCTAATAATGGGCGAGGCTAACATAAAAATCAGAAACCGCTACATAAAAGAAGAAACTAAATTCACCGAAGCGGTTATTAATGCGGAAGTTGAAAAGGATAAATCGGTATTGGAGGCAAGGGAAGAACTGCGCGAAGCGGAAGTAAATCTTGCCAGATTGCAGGCAGGGGTCGCCGCATTTGAACATCGAAAATCGCAGTTAGACAATATCGTTAGGCTGTACTGCGCAGGGTATTTTTCAATGCCTGCCGGTTCAGGCAGGCAGAGGGAGACTGTAAATGAACAGGCAGGCAGAGAGGCAAGAAAAAACTTGAATAAAAAAGCAAAGCCAACTGTTGACGATGATGAGGACGATGAATGAAAAAATTATTGGCAAAGCTCGGCATAGCTGTTGGAAGGAAACCCATTACTGAAGAACAGGGAATTCAAAAGGAATGGTACGCGGAAGCGAAAATAATGACGCTTAAAAAACTGCCGAAGTTTCTTAAAAAATTAGCCGACGGTTACCGCCATGATTACGGCACAATATGCCATGCGGTTGCGGCAGGAGCAGTAGCCGCTGGTAATGCAATGAATAAGAGCAGGCAGGGCGGAATAACCGGCTTTCAGGCAAGCGCCGTTATGTGGTGTTTTATTGAAGCATGGACGGGCGATAAAGCGCCTGCGAAGTTAGTCAAATATGAAAAAATGCTCTATCCGCAGTATGCAAAAAGTTTTGAAAAAATCATTGATAAAAGCGTATGGGAATGGCTGCAAGAACAGGCAAAAGAACACCTGAAAGATGTGGAAGGCGCACATGAAAAGGTGATTGCGCATTGGACGCGCATAGCAGAGGGGAATGTTCCTTTCGGCTATGTTGTAGAAAAGCAATAATTCCCGTTGCCGTTAGCTGCAACGGGTTATTTTGATTGATCGGAGAGGCAAAGATTATGGCGGTTAAAACAAGAAAAAGAAATTCGTCGTTATCAAAAAGGGCTAAAATATCCTATGAGACGAAGGATTACGGCGGCGGAGGCAGCCGCATTATTGATTGGAAGAAAATTGACGGAGAGATACAGTTTTTGCAGCCCGCTGTCGGCAAAAACGCAATTAACATAATTCCGTTTGCAATTAAAAGCAAAAATCACCCTCTTGTAAGGCAGGGGCAGATGGAGATCGGGGAACTTGATTACTGCCTTGATATTTGGGTTCACCGCAATATCGGTCCGTCTGAGAGTTCGGTTATTTGTCTGAAAAAGACATACGGCAAAGCCTGCCCGATTTGCGAAGAAGCAGAGAAAATGAGGAAGGCAGGCAAAGATGAAGAATCCAAAGCCTTATATTCAAAAAGGCGGTGTTTCTACAATGTGGAAGACGTAAGAAAAAAGCCGGGAGAATTGCAGGTATTTGATGTCAGCTATCATCTTTTTGAAAAAGAATTGATTGATGAAGCGCGGAATGAGGAAGAGGGCGCAGAAGAGTTTATTGACTTTGCTGACCCTAGAACAGGTTCCGTAATTCACTTTCGCTGTTCCGTTGTTAAAAAGGGAAGGTTTGAATTTAACGAATATAAATCGTTTTCATTTAAAGAAAGGGATGAGCAGATTGACGATGAACTGCTTGAAAAAGCAATTTCATTTGATGCGTATCTGAACGTTCCGAGCTATGAAGAGGCGCAGGCGATTTTGTACGGGGCAGACGAAGATAAAGAGGAAGATGAGGAAGAGGAAGAAGAAAAGCCCGTCAGGAAATCATCTGCAAAAGCAAAAGGAAAGGCAGTTGATGAAGAGGAAGAAGACGATGATGAGGATGATGAAGAAGACAGCGAAGATGATGAAGATGATGAGGAGGACACAGAGGATGATGATCCTCCATCCGGCAAGAAGGCAGGGAAAAATTCTGCTAGTGGAAATGGAAAATGCCCCTATAAACATACCTTCGGCAAAGATGCGGATAAGCACGAAGAGTGCGAAGATTGCGATGAGTGGGTAAAGTGCACCAAAGCTAAAAAGCAGTAGTTACTTTCAGAGGGCAGTTAAAGACACTGCCCTCTGAAATTGTTATTAAAAAGGTCGTAAAAGTGGGAAAGGAAATTAGTGGTAAAATTGTTGAAAATGTTTTTGCAAATAATGAATGCGGAATTGAATTAACATTATTCAGGCATAAAGTTTTATTGACTTTAAAGGAAGCAAAAGAATTGAGAAATATATTAGACAGCATTGCAAATATAATGCTTTGCAATGAGGAGCTATTTAGATGAAGAAACAAAATGAGCTGTATTTTAATACGGGGAATACCCTGCTCGATCTGGTTGTCGGCGGCGCTCCCAAAGTATACGGGTATCCTGCCGGAAAGTTTATAAATATAGTCGGCGATAAAAGCGCGGGCAAAACTTTTTTAGCAACGGAGATGATCGCGTTTGCTTATCATAATTTTGATAAAAAGAAATTTCGATGGGTATACGATGACTGCGAAGCTGGCTATTCTTTCGACACTATGGCGATGTACGGTTTTGACATTAATGCTTATGAAATAAATTCAAAAACCGTCGAAGAAGCGTTTGTTAATATAAGCAATTTTGCGGAGAGTTTGAAGCAGGGGCAGTTCGGCATTTATGTTTTAGACAGCCTTGACGGTTTAACCAGCGATGAACAAGATGAACAGGCGGCGGATAGAATAAAAGCCGTTAATGCAGGAAAAAGTTACGATAAAGGCAGTTACGGAATGGGCAAGCCGAAGTACTTATCTAAAGAATTTTTTCCGCAGTTATGTTCAATTATTCAGGATAAAAATATACTCGTTGTTATTATTTCGCAGGTGAGGGAAAATATACAGCCGTTCTCATTTGAAAAATATACGCGCTCAGGCGGAAAGGCTATGGATTTTTACGCGCATACTGTTTTATGGCTTGCAACGCTTAAAAAAATAAATAAAAAAGGAAAGCCCGTCGGGGTTGTTGTAAAAGCAAAGACCACAAAGTCGAAAACGCCGCGTCCGTTCAGGGACTGTCAATTTTCAATTATTTTTGATTACGGCATTGATAATATCGGCAGTAATTTAGATTACTTGTATGAATTAAGAACTGATAAAGGGGAATTAACGCCTGCGGCTAAAAGCATTGCATGGGGAAGCGGAGGCGCGGAAAAACAAACAGTATCTAAAATTAAAAAGTGGCTTTCATCGCAGAACATAGTTGCGAAAACAGGAAAAGGCAAAGAGAAAACGCGGTCGGCATTAGATGTGTATTTAGGTGAATATGAAAAAGTAAAATTAGATTTTGTGTTGGATTTTATCGACACAATACCGCAGTTAAAAGACCTATATAATAAAGAGTTCGGAGCAGGCGGAAAAGTTTTACCCCGTGATGCTTTGATTGCGTACATTGAAGAAAACGGTCTTGAAAGCGAATTGACGGAAAGAGTTATTGAAAAATGGGAAGCATTGGAAAATGACATTGCGTCTAACAGAAAAAAGCGGTATGCAACGCCTCCGAGAGGGGAAGAATGAAAATACTTAATTTGTATGCAGGAATTGGGGGCAATAGAAAATTATGGGGGGGGGGGGTTT